GACAGATAAAAACTATCATCATCTTTTTTAGTAACATAATATTCATTATTACTGGATAATCCTCCAATAGAAGACCCCATAGAAACATATTTTACAATTTCTCCAGAAGCATAATCATGATTTGAAATATTAATACAATTTAAGAATGTGCTTATTCCTGTTGGTTGGGATACTTTCTCTTTATTTTGATAATTTTGGCCACCATTAAGTACATTGATAGATTCTATAATATTTTTGGGACTAAATGATACTAGATTTTGAGTACCTACACCAAAATCAGATAATGTTACAGTTCCAATTCCTGCAAGAGCATCTGCTTCATTGTTATGAAGTTTGACAGTTTGAGTATCAACAATAGAAGTAAAATATACAGTATTAGTTGATAATCCAGAAATTGCTTTTTGTGCGTTTGGATTATATGTTACTTTTTCAATATTTCTAAATTTATGAGGAGTTGGGAAATGTATAGTGGATACAGTAGCTCCAATTCCAACATCTGTTGGATCTTCTGAATTAAAAGATGGAGAATGATTAATAGACTTTAAACTTACGGATGCCAAAGCACCAGAACCATTACCACCAGTAATACTTACTATTGGATGTTCAACATAATCAAATCCAGCATCAACTATTTTAATTTCTCTAAGAGAACCAGATAATGATGCCTTACCAGTAGCTCCTGTTCCAACAGCATCATTAATTAATAGATCTGGTGGATTCAATACATCATATTCGTTTCCTGAAGTAACTACTTTAACATCTTCTAATGCACCATGATAACAAAAGTCATTTGACTTGTAATTTAAAATTTCTACACCATTTATTAGGATTCCAGTAGATCCAGATTCGGTTTTTACTTTAATACCATCATTAGTTGGTTCTGATAACTTTCTATAAAGTTTTTGTGATTCTAAAGTTTTACCTTTGAAGTTGTAAGGTTCTATTCTTTGTCCATTAACAGTTACTGCATTAGTAAAACTAATAAAAATGTTATTATGAATGTCAGATCTACTATTTGCAAACTTTACTTTATTAGAATCTATTCTTTTTATGAAATAAAGACCTTCTTTTGATAAAAATAGATTTGTAGTAGTTGAAGTGTCTGTTTGGCCAGTAATAATATTATAAGAACTTGTTGTTACTTTTTCTGGTGTATAATAAACAGCATCACCAGTATAGAACCCATGATCCCCATTAGGTGTGATTTCAAAGGTGTCGCCATTAAAAGTACCAGAAAAAGTTACTGATCTATCGGTAACTTCAAGTGCTTGAGAATCATAAGAGGGAATAGAAGGAGATGCAACTATTAAATCTGTTCCTTTCTTATAAAGATTTTGTATATTTGAGGTATACTTATTGGCATTTGGAAAATTATTTGCATTTACATATAAAATATTCTTCTTTAAGGTATATGCGGCATTTGTATCAATAGTTCCTTCTCTGCGGATTATAATAGACTTTGCATCCTTAATTTTAGTTACAGCCGATGCCAATGGAATACCATCAGAACCAATAATTGATGCACTATCACCAATATCGAAATAATGTTCTACATCAAAATCAACCTGATACGTTCTAGGTTGAGCAGAATCGATTAAGGTTAATTTATCGACATTATATACTGGAGAAACATTATAGAACCAATTTTCAGACTTATCAGATGTATCGGATACACCCAAAGTCTTTATTTTTGCAATATCACCAACAGCATAATCAAAGGATGTATTTTCATATTCAAAATCTGATAATACTGAATTGATCCTTACTCTTATTGTTTGAGATGGATCAACAGATGATGCACCATATGCATAAGTTGATATTCCAACAGTGTAAGTATCAGTTACAACACCAACTACACCAGTGACATTGTAAAATTGGTTATCAGACTTTGCAGTGTATGAAACAATACCAGTTGTTGATCCATATGAAACATAAAGATCACCAGATTCTGGGAAACCGATTGTAGAGTCAACAGTGATGCATGTTGCACCTATACTAACATCTCCAATCGTCTTTGTTTTAGGTTGAACAGTAAATGAACCATAAATTGAACCATCTACTCTAATATCCTTATTATATCCTGCATCAAGACTTAATTTATAATATGTTTGTCCTGCACCAGATAAAACTTCTTCGACTGAAGCTATAGGTGAATAACCTTGATCTTCTCCAGTACTTGTTTGTTGAAATAATGTTGAATTTATAAGATCTGAGGGATCTCCTTCACCAACAATAGGTTCAACAACCAAATCTTTAACAACTTGGTATTGTGCATTAGATGGAGTAAGTAAAAAATCTTGAGGTTTTACAATTTTTACATCTTCATCATACATACCTCGGAAAAGTATTTCAAAAGACTGATCTGTACCTTTTGATGAATAAAAGTCCTTTGCTTGCTTGATGAATATATTTTCATTCAATCCATCTACTAATTTTCTATCTTCTAAACCTGGTAATAATTGATGTTTTGTTTTCTTTAAAAATTGATTTAAAAATAATGAACTTAAGTTCTGAACAGTTGATCCAATAGATGTTAATGAATTGTCAGTAGCATAAACACTACCTAAATGAGATACAGCTTCTGTTTGATTAAAAACTAAAGTATCAGGAGAGTTTCCATCAGTATAAGATGATATTCCACAAAATCCTCTTACACATCCATTAAAAGTAGTATCTGTTTTGCTTGTATATGTAATAATTTCATCATTAATCTTTATAAGACCATATGTATCAGGAAATCCAATAGTTCCCATTGGAGATTGACGCATATCAATGGTAATGATATCACCATATGCCTCAACATCAGCACCAAGAACAGCAGAATAAGTTGTATTTGTATTTTCGTTTAATTTTACATACTGATCAATATTAGTAAGCAAATCGACAGGAGCACCTTTGTTCTCTTGCGATTCGTAATATTGTTTTGTAAATTCAGTAACTAAAGGATACTCCGATCTTACATAGTCGGGAAATTGACCTTCTACTATATCGGTGAGATTTACTCTTTTCTCTGACATTTGATATTTACTTTATTGATTAGTATCCAGTAGATGTTACTGTAGAGGCTGAACTACCTGTTGTTGTAGTACTAGTAGTAGTACTACTTACTGTACCACTATCTATATTACTACTGACAGGGCCTCCTGAACGAACAAGATTTCCAGTATCATAACTTGAAGTTACGATATAATTAGATGCTGATGGGTCTAATCCAGAAGAAATTTCATCTATAACCATATCAAAAGTACTATTAGATATGTCCAACTGCAAATAAAGGTCTTGTAACCCTATAACATCATTAGAAAGTGGACATGCAGATATTTCAATTATCTTCTGACCATCTTTAGTCTTACCATCAGTTATATTTACTGGATTTAATATCACAATACCTGTTTTATAATCAATCGTACCAACATTCCTCTTTATGATAGTAGGTGTTTTTGAATTTACTGATGGTAAAGTAAAGAAGAATAAAGTACCTGTCTGCAAATTGCTATTTGGCAAATCACTAAGGTATACAGCTTGATCTATTCCATTAACCTTAAATGAGGTTGATTTTATATTATATCCAGATGCTCTCTTAACATGGAATGCATTACCAAATCCAATTGCATATTCTGCAAAAGAATTAATTACAATTCTTAAATCACGTCTCATATAGATGGTTGTGATGTTAGAAGTAACCGCATCACTGCTATTATCAATTATATTGAGGAACTTACTATACTTAAATCGAGCACCGTATTTATTTAAATCACTAGAATCTGCATATTTTGTTGCATTATCCGATACGATTGTACCAATTGCAGATGCAGAAGGTGCTAAATTGCTATTATAGTATACACTTGAGTGAGATTCGATGTAAAGATACTTCAAATCAAGTATTTCAGGAACAATTCCTGCAACAGCATACTTTTTAAGCTTATTTTTGATATTTTGCTTAATCAAGTTTGGTAAAAAATCACCAAATCTTGGTTTTATACTAATAAAGACCTTACCATACTGAGGAGGAACTAATTCTTCGCCTCCAAAAACAGAAATTGATTCAGTAGCAGGATAAATTTTGGTTGGAATCAGAGTTTCATAATCATTTGATGTCAAGGCTCTGTTTTGAGAAGCATAAATGCGTGGAGCATACTTCTTAACCGACTCTACAGACTCTATTGAGTCCCCTCCAGAAGACGCTCCACCAGTCGTTAACAGCGATATGCCTGATGTAACAGCATATTCAATTGATCCTTGTGTATAGACCAATCTACCAGCAAATTGAAAGGAATTTACACCGTTTGCAGAGTCACCATTTGATACAATATAACTTGCAGTGATAAAATTACCGTCTTCTAGTGCTTTTCCAAAGATATCATCTCCAAAAAAGATTTCATATTGCTCATCATCTGATTCTTGAAGATAAAATACGTTAGAATTCTTATCAATCTCAAAAAGACTATCCTGTCTAGCATATTTTGTTGATGGAGCGAACTGAGAATTATCAGTTTTAACAGAAATACTAATTAAATCAGTATCAATACCTATATTTGGTAAAATAAACTTCTGATTTGGGTTTCTTGAGCTATAAGTAAAGTTAGAAGTCAATAATGATCCTTCATTTACTTGAATATTATTAAATGATGCAGTATTATCAATTACAGGAACAGTTATATCTTCCGTAATTGAAAAAACATAGGAAGTATTACCAAAATTACCTGAACTTGAGCATATTGGCCCTGCTTTTAAGGTAACAGTTGATGGTCTAGGGGTTATATTTGTTGTATCTACGAAAAAAGTAATGAAAGCAGAAGCAGCTTTACGTGATCTTGGTAAATATCCAATGTTTCTTGCTAGTGAAACAACATTTTCTCTTAATGTTGCACTGTCAATGAATACTTCATTCGCTACCATGTTGGCATTGTATGAAGTTAGGTAGGTATTATATGCTAAAACGTTAAGAATTGTCGATAAGTTCGACCCCTCGAAGTCATAATCTGTAAAATTAGAGTTCGATTTTAAATAATTCTTAAGAGTTGTCTTTACTTGATCAAAATCAAGGTTTGAAAAATTAACTAATGGCATTTACCTAGTCGGTTGCAAAACAAATTGTAATGATTGTGGTGGAACATCAGCTCCTATTATTTGATATTCAATAGTAACGTCAAAACCATTACCCTCTAAATCGGGAATTGCTCTAACAAGTAATAATTTAACTCTTGGTTCGTAATTATTGATAGATAATCTAATTTCATCTTCAATAATGTTTCCAGTTATACTATCAATATTCTCAAATAAACTTTGTGATACTCTTGAACCAAAGTTTTCGTTAAAAAACTGTTCACCAGGCACTGTTAATACAATATTTCGCAAAGATCTGCTAATTGCAGTCTCATTTTTGAGGGCAATAAGATCCGAATTCAGGGGATTAGTCTGAAATGACATACTTATGTCCTTAAAACCTTGGCTTACCCTCTCTAATGGCATTAATATACGATTATTATATTATATTTTATTTATCATTGTACCGAATCTTCCCATTCAGTCATATATTGCACATCATCCTTCTTTTCTTCAGTAGTATTACCCTTTTCCTTTGCTGTTTTCCAAAAATAATTCTCATCATTACCTAATCCGTCCCTATCATGACCGTTTTCAACCTGATAATATACCGTTGATACCTTAAAGTCAGGTGTTGTTGGTTTTTCAGGTGTTAAACTATTGTCATGTATACGCATTCTATTATTAGGATAGAGTGCAAACTGACCATTATCAAGTTCTATAAGGTTATGAGACTTATGTTCACTTGGATTCTCACTTGTAGAGTAGTCAACGGCATCAACATCTTGATGATAGTTATCTAATGTGCAAATATAAGTTCCCGTTTGAGATCCATAGTCTCTTGTATAGAGTTCAAAGTGCATAGAGCCAATGAATTGCTTTTGTACTGCTACTACACCATAGTCCATACAATTCCAAAACTGGAGGTTATGTAACTCCATATCGGGTGTTGGTTTTTCTGGTGATGATACAAAGGCACTTATCGGTAGTTTATCATAGATTGCAGCATACTCTGGTAAATACGTCTCAAAATAAAAAGCACGTCCAGGTATCGATTTTGCCGATACCCAAACGCCCTTTACATATTCACCATGGCCGCTTTTATGATCCGTAAGGTATTCTTTCCTTACCCATACCTCATATGAAGGTAGGTTACAAATCAATGCTGCCATAATCTAACCTTGTCCTCTTGTTCTCTTTTTTGCCCCATTACGAGAGGTCGGTGCATATTTGGTATGCTTTCCATTTCCTTGTCGAGATTTTTTTGGTCTTGTTAGTATCTCTTCTTTACCTGATGCAGTATACATCTTGGCCATTTAACATCCCTCCGAATCGTGTGAAGTTTCATCCCACTCTGATACGTATCCATTATTGAGTACTGTATCGAGTTTCGCTTTGACGGAACTATCCGAGGCACGAACACGATATTGAACCGAGTCACGCTTCGATAATTCTGTAAGGACTGCTGCTTGCAAGTCCCATAGATCTGTTGTATCTTTCTTATCTAGATGGTGATCTATCCATTCCTTAATGGCTTTATCAGTCATTAGATAATACGAGATTTTTCGTGGCCGACACGTATCCGAGGATCGCACCAGATTTCATATCCTGCTTCGATAGCATCTAAACAGAAACTAACGTCTTCTCCGCACATGTCCTGAACTGCACCTGACTCAAAGACTTGCATCTTAGGAGCAAACCAAGGATATGGGAGTT